TATCAAATCGAGATACTTATCGACCGAATCACGCATCAACACGTAATCAGTTTTTTGTAATGCCCCGATATTTCTATTGTAAAAGCTCGTTTTCCAAATATATCTATTTTGCATAAACTCTAACGTGGAAAAAGTTGCTCAGGCATCGGAAGCCCAATCAACCGAAACAAAATAAGAAAAGGAAGAAACAAAATCAAAAAAAACCACACAAAATAATTTAAAAAAAGTATTCATACATCACCTCTATAGATTCTTTACTGGCATCTTATTAACGCCCACCTTCCGCGCTCTGTTACTATAAACAATTAATCAAAAACCTAGAGTCGCTTGGATGCTCCGTTATTTTTTCCGAATTGACTTTTTCAAAGATCAATCCACAAAAAAAACGCGAGCCAAAATTAAAGCGGATTCCCATCATCTTCACTATCAATTTGATCAATTCTTCTAGCCTTATAATCCTTCCAAAGTTCAAAAGTACAATGAAAAAGAGAAATAAAGAAAACAAAAACAGCAAATATAAAAATTGGTAATCCAATAAAACGTATGAATTCATTAGAAAGACCAAAATGCTGCAAAACATGGACATAGACAGGAAAAGTTAGATGAAAAAAATACTTAAGTATCAATAAAGCCTTAATAAATAAAATAGGTATTGCAAGAATAAATAAAAATACCAAAAAAAGGACTATAAAAATAATTAAGAAGTTTTTCATAAAGGAATCCCACGAATCCAAAAACAAATAAATATAGTACCAAATAACATAATAAAAATAATAAAATCGTCTAAATTCATCATAATAAAGCACCCTAAACAGAAGGCTTAGTTATATCTTTTTCAGAAAAAGTGGGATTATTGGGAATATTATGAACTTGACTAGGTTGCTGATCTAACGAACCATTTTTTTGTACGTTATTATCATGTGAGTCAATATTATTAGTTACCGAATCATTATGATTGGAAACAGCAGAATTATCAGTAACAACTTTATTACGTTGTGAAAAATAATCATAAGGTCTATTTCCTGAATCAACCAATATTTTTTTGCAATCAGATTGAGATACTTTTAAATAAGTACCCTGCTCAGTATATGCTTTATACTTATTTCCAAATTTAACACATCCCGAAAATTTTGGCTGATTAATAACTTGATATTTTAAGGGTTCAACTTTAACAGAATAAGGCTCATTAGGATTATAAGAAATATATTGAGCATTATTATCTTGAGAAACATTGCCACCAGTTTTAGCCATTTGATCAAACCAGTTTTTACATTCAGGCTTCTCAAGATTTTCAGCCTTACGACACAAAAGACTTAATTGTGCATTTTGATTAACAGCAGACTGAGTAACAGCAGGATCAGAAGCAGTATGACCTGCTACTGGAGACTTAGGAGCATTACCTTTTACTTGATTTGCAAATCCATTTTTGTCGTCTTTATCTAATTTTGACAAGAAAGAATCATGAGAACATGAGCGAAGATTAAGAGCTAGACCTACAACACCAATGCCGACAAAGAAAAGGAGTTTCGCAGGAATACGCATTTTATGCGTGTGTGTCGTTGCTGACGTATAAACTTTATAAAGTTTCTTAGGAAAATTAAATCGAAAGTCACGCTCAGCAAGTGCTTTTTTACCCTTCGAATTAGGGTCAATTACAACGTAAGCCCAAATATACACGGTTGAACTCGGCAATCCCCATCCACGATGTAAGTGATGATGCTGACCGATGAACGAGCGAAAATCTGTATGAAGCAGAGTTGGAAACTGAGTAATTGCATAAATATCAAAACCGCGATGACGATGGCGTGATAAATCGAGAATCATCTGATTTTTTTCACGTGTGTTTTGATATTCTTTTCTGTACTGAATTTCATCGTAGAAAATTACAGAACCGTCAGGACATTCTCTCCAGTCGTCTGGACTTTTCAATACATTTTCAATTCTAAGACCATTAATATCTGAGTAAACTGTACGAACTTCAAGAATCTTTTCAAGTTTCAAATCAAGAGATTTATCAATCAAATCAAGCAATAAGTTATAAACAAGAGAATCATAAAAATAATTTGGAATACGTTCTTGTAGTGAGAAAAGATTAAAAGATTGAAACAATGAAAATATGTAATCAACAGTAATCATTTGTTGATCATATTCATTAAATGTTTCACGCATAGAAACGAAAAGCGGTTGATCACCAAGCCAATAATTTATATCAACAAGAACTAATTTTTCTGAATTAAGTGCAATTTTTTCACAATTACGAGCATAAATTTTTGGATTCAACGGCAAATGTTTAATGTTCGTTTGTTCATATTTATAGGCCAAAGAAACAGCATACAAAGTTTTGCCCGAACCAGGTGTCCCAGTAATTAAAGTTAGCATTATTGCGCGCCCCCACACATACGCCACGCGCCCCACGCGCGCTACATGTGTGTGCGCGCAATTGAAGCTTTATGACGATTTTTTTAGAAATACTTTAGATGAATTAAGAGAAAGAGAAATCAAGATGGATGTGACAATAATCAGCATTCCTTGATCAAATCCACTTTTATGAAGTAATGAAGCTGTAGTACTCGGAATAGTGTTAGCAGTTGCAATAAATTGACTTATTGCATTATCAAAATAGAGCTTATATGCAGTCGAGCTAGCGAGAGCAAGACCAGCACCAGTAAGAACTTTTTTTAAAAATCCGCTTTGTAAAGACTCTAATACAGCAGCAAGTTTTGACCACATTTATGTATCCCTCTTACCTGCAATAATCAAAGCACCGATATAACCGGACATAGCTATGACGATGTAATAGAAACTGTCAGCTAATTGACATGGGTACTCGAAAGAAATCGAGATAGTTTTATTAATACGACTAAAATTGATCGGAACATCGAGATCAGGAGGACATTGATTTGAACCAAAAGAAAAATTAGGAGTCGATGGGATTGTTGGATCTATAGTCTGAGGATCTACAGTATCGTCAGATTTTTCAGGTTTATAATCTTCGAAAACATAATCATGTATTTCTGTAAAAGCATCAGAAACAGCTTTAACAGCAGATTCATGCCAAGAAGTTAAAGTACCCCACCAATCAACAAGAGTTTTATTCCACTCAACAACTGTTTTCCACCACTCAGAAACTGTAGTCGGAAAATTAATAGCAGTCTGAGCAGCTTCACAGACAATGCCCGCCCAACCACAAAAAACGGGGAAATCTAATTTTAAATTTGCACCTGTTGCAGTTGTTGTTTGCGTACCATTAGCAGTGCCCGAACCTGCATAAGTTGCAGCATTATCAAGAGCAGCAGTCAAAGCACCAAGCATTGCTTTTAAATCTGCGTCAATATTTGTCGCTGTCTGGGCTTGTGCAATAGCAGTTTCTAATAATTGATCTAAAACATTTTTAATTGCAGCAGAATTATTACCCATCTGATCAATAAGTAATTGAACAAGTTGAGGTAAAGTAATTGATGAAGTCGCAGGAACAGCAGAAGAACTATAACTAGGATTATCTTCAAGAAAAACTGAACCTGAACCCGAAGTAAAATTACATCGAAATTGAGTAGAACTTACATAAGTACCCGAACCAATAAAATTGGAAGTTGGAAAACCAATGGAAGCATTTAAAGCAGCACACGCATTTTCAGGAGTCGTAAAATAAGCATTAGATGCGGATGGTTGTGCCCAACTATTACGCCAAGCCTGTTGCATAGTCTGCAAAGTCTTTTTTGTTGGATCAACATATACAACTGAATTAGTAACAGGGTCTTGAGTATAGTTAGTAGCTCCAAGAGCAGCATATAAAGCAGCACCGAGCAAACCACCACCACCAACAACTTTGGATAAACCACCTTTAACAGCAGACCAGGGAACAGTAGCAGATGCAGTTCGAGTTGCACCGCCAACAGTAGCAGAACCAGTAACAGCAGCACCAGCAGCCGTTGCAGTCGCTTTAATACCATTCCAAGACATTGCATGAGCTGAATGTATAAAGAAAAATTGAGATACAACAATAAATAAAGCTAATACAGTATTTATAGCTTTGTTATTGTCAAAATAAGAGCGACAGCTAAGCATATAATCGGTATCCAATATAAAATTGATGCTTCTTCCATTGTCAAAATCCTAATTAGATGAAGCCCCGAAGGGCTTCTTTTTGCTGATTATTTCGCAGCACGTTTGAAGTATGCCCAACCCAAAATAATCGCTAAGACAATTACGAGTTTTCCGTACAAGCTAGTCACAGCAGTTACAACACCGTCGATTTCATCTGCAATTGCATCAATGACACCAGCGAGTAATTGAGTTGCATGTGCTTCATGTTGAAAAGCCATCATGAAAATTACAGCTAAAGAAATACTCAAGATAAAAGCGACTTTAGGCGCTTGAACTTGATAAACAGGTTTTAAAGCTTCTTGTTGATTCATAAAGAACCCCTTTTTTTTAAGAACGAAGAACAGCACGAACGAAAATAGAAAACGCCATGACAATGACAAAAAGCGTAGCCATAGGCGTTGCAATCTGTTTCATTTGTGTTGGTGTGATTGCGAGAGCCTCCCACCAATTTTGAGAGACTGCCCACTGGAGACATGTGCTAATTCCGCTAGCATCAGGATCAGATAGAAGAACACACACATAACTCATTTTTTAAAATCCTATGCTTTCAAACGTCTTTGTTTTAAATCATTAATCTGAGTCTGATATTTTTGTCTTGAGTAATAAGATTTCCCCCAGCGATAAAGTTCAGTTTTTTCGCCAAGATCAGAAATATAGACAATACGAAAAGGCATAACTTTGTCTAAAAATCTATTGAAAAAACGAAATAAACCGCTGAAGAAAAAGACACCGACAACAACGCCAAATATAAAAATAGCGATAAACAAAGGATTCAAACTAAGCAAAAGATCATGAACAATTTGAGCAGCATGTAATTGCTCTTTAACTGTTGTATGAAGATTCGACATTTAGATAACCCAAAAAAAGCTAAATCAAGAATGATAAACGCATGCCATTTTTTAAATCCTTAAGGTTTTGCCAATGGTGGAAGAACAACATCCAAACAAACAAGCGTTGTTTCTTTACCATTGGAAACAGCTTCAACAAGCATTTCGCATTTAAGCGGTGGCTGATGAGCCTTTAATTTTTCAATGTTGTTATGATCAAGCCATTTAAATGTCTCGATTGCACTACCCCAGTTTTTCCCTTGAGAAGAATCCAAAGGCATACGGACATACAGCGTCACATAATCATAAACACGACCTGTTTTCTCATCTTTGAAATCAACCGGTTTAGCGCCTTCAATCGTTACAGGTGTTTTAAATTGCATTTCTACATTCTCCGAGCAGCAGTTAGCACATGATCCATACGCTTTGGAAAAGCGAGAGGATCAGAGCATGAAATTAAATTGATAAGTTCTTCAGGATCAAAAACAGCTTTGAAAATATTGATATATTTGCCGTATTGATGCTTAAGATTGGAAATTGCGGTATTGAAATTAATAACCGCAGTTTTTTGAATTGTTTCAATACGAACAGGTTGCACATGAGTTGCTAAGAACTCAAAACATGGATATGCAGCGATAAAATATTCACTGGGAGCAAGCAGCATGTCGAAAGGTAAAATTCGGTCTACAGATTTAAATTCGACCTCAGCACGTTGCCAATTGTCATATGGATCACCCTCAGCTCTACCCTTTTCATACAGACGAAGATATTTACCTGATTCACGACAACCAATATTTAATGTACGACCTTTACCATTCGGACGTTTCCAGTTGCCTTTATATTCAATATTTGGCTTGCGATTACCGAGTTGAAAACCGCCCAATGTATCTTGCTGATCGCCCCAGTCGACATTAATGTTTTTGCCTTCAAAATCATCATGTGCCAAGTCTATGCGTGTCAGTTTTGAGCGTTTAGCAATGCTAGATAAAAAGTGATATAAGCGTTTTTCCCAACCCTCTTTAGCAAAAGCACAGCCTTTACCTGAAAGCATCACAAGAATTGTATTTCGTTGACCACCGATGCAAACAATCCCCATGTTTTCACCGAGTACATAAGATTGTTTATAGAAATTACGACCTGTTTTATTTTGAGAAGTCGTGCCGAAACCAAAGATATGTTCGAGTTGCTCATCGAATGCAAAAATCGCATTCATCCACAAATCTTCGTCACCACCATTTTCATCAAAAAACTTTACACCCAGCGTTTCAATTCCAATGGTAAAGTTGACCCAGTCAACAACTGCTATTTCTTCATCAACAGGTAGACGGCACTGGACAGGTTTAACTCCTGAACTTGTAGAAACCATATGCATGTATGGAACAGGGTTTGAATTATCAAATGTCCACGGCAAGTCAAAATCCATTGAGCCCATGCGTGACGAAGATACCGTTACCCCCATCTTATTAGTGGGGGCATCCAATCCCCACTGTAAACTCGGCAGTTTAGGCGATTTATTGATCATTTTTGCGCCCCTTTAGTCTTACCACAAGCAGATAACTTTTTATGAGCTTCCAAAAGATGACGATATGCAAATTGCTCAGAACAAACACGACATTTATACCAACGTGTAGGCTTCATAGAGTTTTCTAGGAACTGGGGAAATTCATCACGTAAAAACTTCAAATCATCAAGAACAGAATTTTTCATTGTTCAATCCCCATGTCACGCAAGTAATCATTTTCTTGTTTTAGTGAAGTGCAGTATTCAGATACAAGCGCAGACTTGTAGCCCCACTCATGCATGACCATTTCAATATGCAAAAGACATTTTTCGGAATCAAAAGCAGGATTGCCCTCAACAATGAAGGTACATGCACGATCAAAAATGATCTTGGCTACAATTTCGAAGGCTTGTTCTTTTGGCATTGCAACAACATCACACGCAACAAATTAACCGAAATATAACAGAATTGCATGTAACACTGCAACGTGTGACACAATATCAATGTTGCATTAAACAAAATCGAGGTGTTACATGAAAAAATCTGACTTATCAAAAACTTATCGAGTTAGGGGTGAGTTTGTTGAGTTGATCAAAGAAAAATCACTAGACTTTATTATTGAAACAAAGGAGAGAATTGAAGAAGCGGACGTTATAAATGCTTTGATTTACAAACACTTAAAAGACATAAGTGCTAAAGATGTAACAAAATATATCGAAGAAGTAAAAAAAGCGGATTAACCCAAAAAATTTATATCGAAATAGAAATAGAGTATTAGAACTGGGCAATAAATGCCCTTTTTTTATGCTTGGAAGTCGCATAATGACATTTTATGTTAAATAAATAACACCTGTCGTTTTGTTCATTATTTCTGATATAGATCAAATCAGGTTTTATTATCTGTCAAATTGGTAATGCACTTTATTAAATGCACTTTTATGAAAGAAAGGTTTAGATTTTAAGACACCAAATCAAATGGCATAAGATTTTTACAAGTCGGCTGCCTAGAATCTCCCAAGTGAATATCTCCTGCTATTTCAGCACACATCAATAGGAAGATAAGCTGTACTTTTATATGTTAATTACGTTTAAATTCCAACTCTCTCATTTTCTAACTAGCTCAGGTTATAATAATGGCCTCCAAAAATAAGGTTGATCTATTATGAACACCTCCAATGACCCTTTACACGGCAAAAAACTTGCTGACATTTTGGATGAGTTATTAGATTACTACGGTGGCTTTGAAGGCTTAAATCGTAAAATTGAAATTAGATGTTTTTGTATAGATCCAAGTGTTAAATCATCATTGCGATTCTTACGTACCACACCATGGGCACGTGAAAAAGTAGAAAACTTATATTTGTATGTCTTACGCCAAAAAGCCAAACAGAAATCGTAG